CCTGCAATGGGTCATTATGTGTGGAGACTAAAAGCTGTTCGTAGTGAACACAATTTCGTTACTAATGAGCCTAGAGAAGCATTCAATCAACAAATTGCTGATAATTCTTACTTTGGTAAAATATCTTCAGTATTGTTCCCTGCATTGTCTAGTGCTTTGAGTGCTAATAAGATTTATACGGAAAATTCCGATGATATTGTGAGAAATGAGATATTCCCACCATCTACAGGAGGTAGTGATGGGAGTATATATGGCAATTATTTCTAAATAGGTAATATGGGTAGGAAAAAAGATACATACATGGGCAATCCTAATTTGCCTACCGTCAATGCGACATTTGAATACACGCCAGAAATGGTGGCTGAGATAGCTAAGTGTCGGGACTCTCTTCTTTATTTTGGAGCCAATTATTTCTACATCATCGATCCAGATGAAGGTAAAAAAATTATTCCATTATTTGATTACCAGACTAGATTGTTGAAAGCATTTGAAGAGTTCAAGCAAAATATAGTTTTGAGTAGTAGGCAATCGGGCAAAACTACAGTAGCTACTATTTTAGCTCTACATGAAGCATGTTTTAAAGATCATAAAAATATTATTATTGTTGCGAACAAAGAAGAGACTGCAAAAAACATTTTTAAACGTGTCAAATTGGCATATACCGAATTACCCAACTGGTTAAAACCTGGCGTTGCAAAATGGGGCGACACTAGCATGGAATTATCCAATGGTAGTCTTGTTGAGATTTCCACCACAACTGGTAATGCTGCACGGGGTAAAACTATCAACTGTTTGCTGATCGATGAGCTAAGTTTTATTTCTCCAGCATCCATTGTCGAAGACTTCTGGAGGTCTGTTTATCCCACAATTTCACGCGCTAAAACATCTAAAATTCTTATCACATCTACCCCAAATGGTGTTGATAATCTATTTTATAAATTATATAACGGGGCATTGAAAAAAGAAAATAGATTCAACTATGAGCGGATTGATTGGTGGGAAGTTCCAGGAAGAAATGAACAATGGAAACAAGAACAAATTAGGGATTTAGGTTCTCACGAGGCATTCGCACAGGAATATGGGAACGAATTCTTGGATAATAGTCAACAATCCATTGATGAAGCCTTGTTTGACCGTCTTAAAAACGAATGCAAACAACCGATCCATGTTCTAAAAGAAGGTGCTTATAAAATATGGGAAGAATACGATTCTGAAAAAATCTATGTGATTGGTGGAGACGTTTCTGAAGGTGTTGGTATAGATGCATCTGTATTGCAAGTTTTGGATGTGACAAATCCAAAGCAAATCATTCAAGTTGCGGAATATTGGACAAATAAAAAAGGACCATCAGAATTTACCAATGAAGTGGTAGATGTTTGTGGAAATTGGGGAAATCCACTATTATTAATTGAGCGTAATAACCAAGGAACAGGTGTTTGCGATACTCTGGCAAACACTCACATGTATCAAAATCTGGTATCTTGGGGTGCAAAAGAAGCTCATAAGAACAAACAAAATGGTATGATTTCCCATATCAACACCAAATACAAAGCGGTGGAGAACCAAAGATATTTCGTCAATGAAGCACAATCAGTAACATTTCGTAATATAGATACTCTGAAAGAATTTAAGAATTTTGTGCGATACCCCAATGGCTCTTGGAAAGCAAAAAGTGGGGAACACGATGATAGAGTCATGGCATTTGTGTGGGCATTGATGGCTCTTTATAAAGATATCACAGAATTGTATTTTGAAATTGACGAATATGATGATTGTGACAAACCATTGGTGATCAAACCCATTGATCAAGGACTATTCAAATACAAATCATCCACATCTATTTACACTAACGAAGAAGTTGCTAAAATTGAAAATTCTAACTTAGCACCAATGCTTTTTGGTGGGGAAGGTTCCATGGCAGCTAGTGATATGGCAGATTTAGAAGCACAGGGATGGTTCTTACCTGAAGGTTCCATAAATTCAAATCCTGATAAGAATATTTCTTATGAGCAATGGGATGCGATGAATAAATATTTTGGTTAAAATTTAAAATCAATCCCCATCATAATCTTTTTTCATCGACACTTGCGCGGCTAAAATTTTTCTTTTCCAAAAATCCTCTGATGATCCTGTTTGTATTTTTATTTCAGAATCTTTCACCATATCCTGCCAATTCTTTAAAATATCATCAAAATTAGTAAATTGGGTTGTTTGTATATCATAACCAGTGCTTCTAGCTCTATGGTTGTCTAACGGAAAGTAGTAATCATCTTCAATTTTACAATTTTCCAATTCGTCAATCATCCCATGATAATCGTCTATATCGGCGGGTTCCGATATTTGTAAATGGGCTTGGCAATATAATTGCCTTTCGTGGTAACTTCCCCATTCATATCTTTTGTAAACAACATTGATAATATCAACACCGTATTTATCAAGTAATTGTTTCAAACAATCCGCATTATATACTATTGTCGGAGTTATAAATTTTGCGGGGTCTTTTGCTGGTGTTTCAGCTTCATCTCCAAAAGAATGTCTCCCCGCTGTATATTGATCGCCTATGATATATGGGATATCAATAGTATTTGAAGACGATTCCCATAATTTGAAATATTCAGAATATTTTATCATTATAATATTTAGTGTTAAATAATCACATGCCACAAGAAGTCGTCCAAAGCTTTCTAAATCGCAGCAGGAAGGATAAATTCCTTCTCGTTTTCGATTTGCCCCCAATTCTCAAGAAAATCCAATCAAATTACACGAGAAATAATGACACGATCATTCCTGATAGTGTGCAATTCAGCATCTATGGGACAATGGTTCCAGGTTTAACAATCAAAGCGATTGCGACTAGATATGCTGGTGATACTCTTTATGTGTCATCTCACTCCAAAGATCCATATCCTCCTGTAAATGTTAAATTTAAGGTAGATTCTGGTTATAATAATTATTGGGCGATTTATCAATGGTTGAATCTGCAACATGATCAAGAAACAGGTCAATTTAATGCAAAGGGGATTGTAGTTGATGGTAATTTCTCTGATTATCAAACAGATATAACGATGTATGGTTTAGATGAATATGATAATAAAGTAATTCAATTTAAATATACGAAAGCCTTTGTGACGAGCGTAGATTCCTTAGAATTTTCCCAAAATTCTGACGGAGATATGGAAATAGAAAGTGGCTTCACATTTGTCTTTTCACAAATGCATATCGAGCTTTTGGGTTGTGATCGCTTTAATCAAACCATAGTCTAACTCATTTTAATCTAGTTTATCAAAATAATAGTTGTAATATACTAAATAAGTATATGGACAATTATGATGAGTGTTATGGGTTTGTGTATATGTGGTGTGATTTGGAGCGTAATAAATATTATGTCGGATCACATGGAGGCAAGCAATCACAAGCATTAAAATACAAATGTGGTAATAAAATAATGAAGAGTGTTATTAAAAAACGCAGAGACACTTGTAAAAAGAGAATTTTGGAATATTGTTACGTTGATGATAGACAACATTTATATGATATGGAAGAAAGATACTTGAAATTTTATGATGTTAAAAACAATCCAAATTTCTACAACCATAAAAACGCAGCAATTGGGTCAATAAGACAAAGTAGTAGTATGAAAGGAAAAAAGATGTCAGATGTTAAGCACGGATGGGTCAATCCAAACAAAGGTAAAACGGTTAAAGAGATATGTGGTTTTGATTTACCTCCATCAGTTCCACCGAAACCTTTTATTTTAACGATCAAAGAACCTGATAAAGAAGAATACCAAAAAAGATACAGAACTCAAGATGAGTGTATCAAAGATTTAAATCTCGGTAAAGCTGATTTAAGGTGGCTGTGTGTTAAAAAATATAAAAAAATACAAAGAGTGATGAACAACACTAAACATGCCTTTCAAGAGGGGACGGAAATTTATTTTAAGTATGAAAACGACAAAGATGAAATATCACCAGAAGAACTTAAAATTAGGGAAGAGATTTTAGCTAATTATAGAAAAAAACAAATAGAAAGACAAAAAAATAAAGGTGGGTTAGTACCTATTGGTCAACCACCAAAACCTTTCACAGTAGCAATTT